TTTAAGCATTCGTACCTGACTTTCTTCTGTGTATCTTTTAAGTAAGCAGCAACGTCCTTCTCTAAACCACTGCGATACCTTCTTGCACTATGCCTTCTCTGTGGCATCTAGTAGCTTACTTAGCTCTTCTAGCTTTACCTTACCTACAGCACGTACACACTGTATCTGATGGTCTAGCTGATTAGCTATGACAGTGTTTTGTTGCAAGACATTCAGTAAGCCTAGCTGTTCCTCTGTCATGCTGTCTGTGTCATATTGTCTATCGTTTATCTTTACTTCTGCCATGTTAAGCTGCCTCTGTTACAGATATGTATTCTACTATTGGTTTGTCTTTAGCTTTTGATACCTTAGATGGTAGAGCCTGTAGTGTAGGCCAGCACTTGTATCTGAAGTCACAGAAGTTACAGGCCATACATAACTTCATGTTACCACTAGGCTTCCTGAAGTATGTCTCAGGCACTGGCTCAAAGCATCTTTCAAAAGGTTTGTCTTTATCTATGTAGTCATATGTATCCTCTATATCTTCTAGCACTTCTTTAGTATTAGCTTCTTCAGCAGACACATACTTGAATCTACCATTAGCTTTGTTGACTACCCACCAGCCGCCTATGTCTTTACCTGCTGCTGCTGCGTAGCCTACTAACTGTGATACGTAACCAAAGTCGTCTTTTGCTTTTAGGGTGTTGAAGTCTATAAACTTATTTTCGTAAGCATAAGGTGAAGCAGACTTAACGTCATCTACTTTATCATCTAAGATCATGTCGTACTCACCGCTAACCTTACCGCCGTTAGGTAAGTCAAGTGTTACCCTGTCGTTGTCATCAAAGGTAGTACCACTAGCCCTGAGTAGCCCCTTAAACACAGCCTCTACAATGTCACCCANAATCATGTTNATCTTGAAGGATGTAGGTTTAGGTTCTGCATCGTTAGGATCATTCTTTTGNAACCAAAGCTGGCAGGTAGGACGCCCAATGTTGGACATCCTTAGTTTAAACTTGCGTGGTTCTTCTTCTTCAGTNGTTGAACTGTTTGTGCAATGCCACCTTTATGTCTTCAGCTACTTGGTCAATGACCTCTTGCGACATAGTTGACTTGCCATCAACAGCACCCCTCAAGTAAGAGTGAAGAGAAAGTTCAGCAGGGTGATGCATTACTCAAAGTCCTGCACATCAACGATGCTGTTGACTATATCTGCATCCTCACTAGACAGGCCTTCAACGTGTACTTCATCCCACTTGTTAAGGATGTACTCGTTGCTACGCTGAACGTACTCAACAAAGCTCTGCAGCATGTCGTTGTCACCATCAGCAAAGCCTACAAGCTCACCCAAAGAAGAAGTGATAACTGCATACTTATTACCGTTAGGCATAGCTCGTGTCTCACCTTCAAGTATAATTGTGTGCTCAACTGGTGAGATGCTTTTACGCATAAGCTTATCTACACTGGCTCCAATGTACTTCAAGCTGTCACGATTCTTAACATCACTCACAAATGGTATCTCACCATCAAAGCCTGTAGCTGATGCTCCACCCTCGTAGAATGGGTTACTTAGTGTAGCCATACCCATCATAACTTTTACACGGTTGACGCTACGAATAACATCCTTCTGTGCATCAGGTAGGGCTGCAAAGTCTTTGATGTAGCCTGATGGTCTGCCTAAGTTAAACGTACCTAGTGTATCTTTTAGGTCAGCGTTTAGTGTGTTAGACATAACTGACTTCTGCATGTTGTTAGCTACGCTGTCCCACTTCTGCCAACGCTGACGCTCTGCGAAGAAACGCACTGACATATCACGACAGTATACTTCTTCTTCATCACGCACGATCTTAAACACAGGTGATGAAACAATCTTGCTTGTCTCTTTGTCAACTTCCTGTATTACAGTAACGGTAACTCTGTACAGGCTGGTCTGTGGTGATCCTGATGATGAAGCCTGAAAGCCCATTGCATCAGCTAGGTTCATGTTGTCTACGCTTAGTGCTGTTGTATTGTTCATCTATGTATCCTTTGTGAACGTTTCATAAGAGGTCTGTTATATCACATAACATCCTTTGTGTCAAGCCAATTATCACCTATCTTAGCTTCTAATAGTAGTGGTACATTCATTTCTATTCCGTACTCCTTTTGTATTAAGTTGTTAAGGTTTCCGTTAAGATCATTTATTATTTGTAGTACCTGATCTATCTCTTGTGGGTGTACATCAATCACAACTGAGTCATGTACTGAGTTTACTAGACACGAGAGCAGAGGCTCAAGCAGTCTCTCCATCTCAATTATAACTACAGGTACAACGTCACCAGTAGCGAAGCCTTGAACAGGGTAGTTCTTTATCATAGTGAAGTGCGTTACAACGCCACTCTCTCTGCGTACTACATCAGGGAAGGCATACTGTCTGCCACTGACGTTAGTTATCTTTAGCATACGCACAGCTTCATCTCCTAGCTTCTTGTGCCACGCAGCTACACCCTTGTACTTCTTGGTGAAGTGCTCATAGTATGCAGCTTCTGCCTTACTCCTACCATACCCTGTCGCCCCAAATAAAGGAGCGAATGTATGTGCTTTTGCATCCTGGCGAGATGTAGGTTGCCCTGCATCACTGATAACCTTTGCCGTGTAGGAGTGTACGTCAAACCCTGTACTGATCTCCTGCATAGCTACAGTGTCCTGTGCTAAGAATGCAGCAGTTCTGAACTCAAGTTGTGCAAAGTCAGCCTCGCAAATTTTACCGCCATTCCACCTAGAGATGAACACACGTTTTACTGGGAAGGTTCCCCCTCTGGGCATGTTTTGCATGTTGGGATTGCGTCCAGAAAATCTACCTGTACTGGTGACACTTTGGGTAAGGTTGACGTGAAGGAAACCGTCTGGTTTAGTGTGCTTGGAAATGCCATCCACAAAGCTGCTGAGATAGCTACTAATAGCGTTAAGCCGCTTAACATCCTCCAGAAACTTAGCTGCATCATCCATTGAGTTATTCTTAGCCGTAGCAATAAGCGCATCTAGTTTATCCTTTCCTGTGCTGAAGCCGTTAGCACTAACCCACTTCTTACTTGGTGCTCTAAGCCGTAGGCCAGCTAACTGCTTTGTATCTTTAAGTATGTACCCCATGCCGTTACAGTTGGAGCACTTGTTAGGTTTGCTGTAAGGCGTACCGTCCTTCTTAGTCTTGTAGGTCTTACCTTTACCGTCACATTGTTGGCAGTTGAGTGCTATAGTTCTGTATATAAACTTACTGTTAGCCTCTACTATATCTTTAAAGTCTGACGGTGCATTAGCAAACTCAAACAACTCAGCCCATTCTTTTTTGTTAGTAACCTTACGGCTAAAGATAAGCTGTGATAGCTGTTCTGGTGAGTTAAGGTTTATGGGTGTGGCTCCCATGAGTGTTCGCACTTGCCTGTACAAACGATCTTGTATTCCTGACTGTTCTCTTCTAAACTCATCAGCGACGAGTGAGAGGGCTGATTGATCCACCCTGATTCCTGACATTGACATTCTGGTGAGGGATTTGCAAGTTCTGAATGTGACATCACGAATGGTTCTAAGCGAGGCTGAAGCAGGGGTTTCGTAATCTGCAACTGTGGCACGGTACAACTCGCCAGTAGTGCGCAAGTCATACTCAAGATAATGGCTGAGTTCATCCAACGGTATTTCATTTGTATTGTATCCTTTCTTATAATAGGTTTTAAGTGTATCATCTTTTTGGTAGTGTAGTTGTCTTCTTATTGCACATTGCTCTAGGCTTAGTGGTTCCTTTAGACCACGTAGTAGTACGTATTCAGCCAGCATTGTGTCGTATATATCTCCATTGTACTTAAAGCCACTAGCCCACAGCCAGCACAAGTCGTACTGAGCATTGTGTAAGATCAGCAAGGTGGTGCTGTTTAGTAGTCGCTGCAGTCTGCAAGAGTTATTACCATCTGTATCTGTAGCTTCGTCGTGATCAAAGTTTAGTATATGTTTGTCAGTGGTATCTAAACACAGAACGCCCACCTGAGTAAGTGTATTTGCTGCCTCGTAAGGATCGTTGTATATTTTTCCATCTCGCAGAGTTATAGAGTTCTCTACGTCTAAAACTCTCTTCATACTTATGCTCCATACCTTGCTCTGTCTCCATCTAGTTCACAGTGTACAACACCATGCCATCCACCTGTTAGCTTGTTCTTAGCTATGTTTAAGTGCCTTTGTGTGTCTTGCTCATCTGCACCTTCAACTATCTTGTTACGAGAAATCAACACCATCAGGTCAGCTTCTGCTGCCTTGCCTGTCTTACTGCCTTCCATCATAGACTGATCAACATATACTTTACCTTCTGCATCTGCTGATAGCTGGCTCATCCATATAACTGCACAGCCATACTGTTTAGCTATGTTACGTGCATGTATAGCTGCATCCTTCAAGTAAACGTGTGAGTCACCATTACCTTTGCTGGCAAACTTATCACCCATGTCAAGCACTAGAACGTCAGGCTTGTACCCTTTCACTACAGCCTCAACCCAATTCATATCTTTACCTGTGCTATCCTTGATCTTGATGTTGTCGTACACTGGCTTGTACCGTGTAGCTGCCAAGGCGTAGTTACCCCTGATTTCTTCCATAGACATGTTGGATGCAGCACTCAAGTACCTAGCACCTACACGATCATAAGACTCTTCATTGCACAGCACAATGCACTTAGCACCTTGGTGAGCAAAGCCACCATCTGAGGCTACCAGTGAGGCGTGAAAGCTTGTCTTACCTGTGTTAGGCCTAGCCCCTACGATAACTAAGTGTCCATCACTGATGCCCTCAACCTTACGTGTGAGTGATGATATGTTAAACTTCCATTTAGCTTGTACGTTACTAGCTTGCAGTAATGTATCTATAGTTATATCACCCCACTCAACTTTGAGGTTAGGCATGAAGTCATCTTGGTAGTCATTGATAAGCTTACGCAGAGGCTCAAGTGTGTGGTCTTCACCATTCACGTAGTCAAACCCTATGTTTACTACCTCTTCACCTACTACCTTCTGAAACAGCTTAGACATTACTTCTTTAGCTATCTCAGCAGACATAGGTTGCTCTCTGCGTATCTTAACGAATAGCTCTTTGTAGAACTCCTTGTTAGCTGTTGTTAGTGTTTCTCTAGTAAAGAACAAAGCCTCAAGCTCTGCTGCAGTTAAGTCCTTCTCGTAGTTCTTCATGGCGTAGTCTAAGGTTGACTTGATCTTACGTACATCTTTAGTGAACAACTTATCAGGTGTACGGATACCCCTGTTGTTGTCGTAGAACTCTTTGTCCATCAGAGTTCGTATTAGTGCTAGTTCCATGTGTGTCTCCTCTTAGTAATCTTCAAAGCTGGTGGCAGTATGTATCTCTCCATGACTCTCAGCCATACGTATTTTATGTATCTTGTCAGCAGCCCTAGTTATATCCCTAGAGTAGTCAATTATCTGTTTCTCTAAGGTTTGTATCTTGGCACGATAAGTTTTAATCTGCCACTCATAGTTCTCTATCTCTCCACGCATACTCATCTTGCTTTTACCTTATATAAAATTTTCACTAGAGTAAAATTTATACTCTTTATTTTTAGATCGTGCTCTATTCTTTACACCTTTCATATTATCTGATACTGATACCCATCTTAAATTATCAATACTATAATCTAATTTATCTTCATTAATATGATCTACGTTATAATTATCTATAGGTAATGGGTTGTCTATATACGCCATACCCATTATTCTATGTGCATAAACTCGTACACCTTTATTTTCGTTGCTTATAGTATAGCATGGATAGACTGCACGACTACAATTAGGAATTATTATATTGTTAGTTTCAGTATTGAGTATGTAAGGAAAATCTGATCTTTCTTTATACATAGGTAAAGGATGTGATCCCCCTGTTGGATATATTAAGTACTTTCCTTTTGGCACAGAATTTAGAAAGTCTGATGTCCTATTTAAATCTATTCTCCTTTGCCCTACGTTTCCAAATTTTATAGATATAGCACTTATATCTAATCCACCTATTTTCTCTGTCTTTATTTCTTTTATAAAAAGGTCTAACTGCAATCCCTATCTCCTTTGTGCTTATCTTTGCGTTTACTTACTGGCTTCTTCTTGTCAGGTATGACTTGTTGCTTGTACTTAGGTTGCCGCAAGTCTCTAGCCATAGGGTTCTGCATATTTTTGCCACTCTTGCTCATTAGCTATCATCCTCTCTAGTTTAGCTAAGTCTTTCTCCCTTTCATACTTTAAGTCATCTTCTAGTGATAGAGCCTTAGTAGTTACGCCTGTCCACATTTCTATGTTACGTTTAAACTCTAATGTTTTACTTACTGCATCAGGGTCTAGTGCAACAACAACTGAAGTGGCATTGTCAGCTATACAGATTAAATGCTCTTGTGTCAAGCTAGTACCAAGTATAGCAAAGCCAGTAGTTCCAGGGTAATGCCTAGCTACAGTGATAGCACTAATGACATCCTCTACTATGA